CACTATTGAATCTCATATAAAGATTATCACCAGTAGCACCACCTATATTTCTAAGGATTCCCCTTAATTGTAAATGAGTATAAGTACTAGGTATTGAACTAAAGGTGATGTTTGATGCATTGCCCGAACCAACAGTTACGGTTGCAATAGATTCGTATGCAGTAGGTTGAATAACTGTTCCACTCACACCTGTAGATGCCAGAGAAGTTCCATTAGCATTTGTTGCCTTTAAATAATATGTAGTAGTTCCTACTGATAATCCCGTTAATGAGAATGGACTTGTAGTTCCAGATGCAGCAGAGTAGTTAGTGCCATCTGTAGAGTATGTGTAACCAGTAATGGATGAACCACCAGTTGCACCTGCAGTAAATGAGAGAGTTCCAGTCGTTCCTGTGCCGCCATCTGTAAAGGCACCAATTGTTGGCGCCTGTGGAACTGTGGTTGCTGTAAAAGAAGATGAAGTAGTAGATGCACCTGTAGCACTCACATTAGATGGAGTTACTGTTACTGTGTAAGAGGTAGCACTTGATAGGCCCGAAATTGTTACTGGGCTTGATGTTGCTGTAGTTGTTACTGTACTAGGAGATGTTGTGATTGAGTAAGAAGATGGAAGTCCACCAGTAGGGCTAGAAATACTTACTGTGGCTGCGCCATTATTGTATGCACGAGATGTACCTACGTTAGTTGCAGATACTGTTGGTGCATCAGGGACATCAGGAATCCTATTGGCTAGGTTACTAACGCCACGACTCTTCTTATCTGGCACTAGTTAATCTCCTTTAAATGTTTGGGCGCAAAAAATTAAGAAAGAAGAAGTTTTGCCTCTTCAGCAGTGATGCCTAGTTTGGTTAGCAGTGCTGCTTTAGCGGTTGCCTTTGCTTCTGCCTCTGCTTGTGCAGTTGCCTGTGCTGCTTGCTCTGCCTCATACGCTGCGAACTCTGCATCGGTCATCTCTCGGTCAATAACTTCGTTTGTTGCTAAGTCGTGAATTCTTATAGTTGGTTTACTCATTATTTCACCCCATAAAGTAGGACTGTTCCACTTGCAAATGTATTAGTGCCGCCATAATCAAAAACTAATGAAGTAATGGCGGTATTAGATCTAAATGCTCCAGCAGCACTTACTACAACATTACTTATTCCACCTGACGCATTTACATAAAATCCGTAATATTCAAATGGTTTGTATCTTGTGCTTGAAGTGTAATTGTCAAATTGAAGTGCCCAAGCATTGTTAGCGTCTGTTCTGTCGCTGCCCGCTGTATTAACTAAATCTATTCTTGAGCCATCTCTACCAAAAACTGACGCAGCACCTGCTGTATTATCATAAGTTGCTCCCACATAATCTGAAAGACTGCTATTGTTTGGGATACACCTAACTTTTGAATTAGCAGTATTGCCTGTTACCCCTGTGACTATTAAATAAAGAGAATTATAGGTTTGAGGTATTGATGAAAGTGTTACAGATGCACCAGTTAATGTAGTCGTACTAATCAGAGTCATACCACCAGCAGCAGGAGCCGCAGCCCAAGTAGGAACACCACCAGCAACGGTTAATAACTGACCAGTAGTACCAATACCCAATCTTGCAGGGGTAGCAGCAGCGGATGCGTAATAGATATCACCCGTCGTTGTTAATACGCCATCTATATTGGCAACATCTCTGGCTCTTGTCATTATTCAGTTACCTCTTCTTCTGTTGATACTGAGGAAATAAATTCATCTTTTTGGGCGTCATAAATGTCGCCAGAGGCAGCATACTTACCTCTAAAGTTACGGTTATAACTTGTTTGAACCCATTCTCCACCAAATGTGTCAGCGCAGAATTGTGCGCCAATAGATTCTTGTTCAATGCCGTTCTCATCTTTAAGAACTTGATTGTTAATAACAATTACTTGACGGACTACGCCTTCTTCAATTCTTGCAAAATGTGCCATAATTATCCAATCACCACTATTACTACTCCAGAACCGCCATTTGAGCCATATGGGTTGGGGAAAGCATTACTTCCTCCGCCACCGCCACCTAGACCATCTGTGCCGTGACTTTGTGCTGATTTTGAACCTGCACCGCCACCGCCAGAACCACCAGTACCTACAGTTGCACCGCTACCAATTCCTCCGCCACCACCAGCATAGAATATAGATGTGCCAGTAATTGATGACGCTAAACCATTTCCACCATTACCACCTGATGCTGATGGGGCAGTACTACCTGCAGCACCTGCACCACCACCGCCTCCACCGTAGCCGCCGCTAGAACTAGCGCTTCCTCCACTATTTCCTAAACCAGAAATTCCCGCTCCGCCAGCACCATAGTTGCTACTTGCTTCAGCGCCGCCTCCACCAGAGCCACCAAATGCACCATTATTAGTTTTAGGACTACTTATATTACTACCAGCACCGCCACCACCGCCAACAGAATAATAATTTTGGATTCTAGAAGTCTCGCCATTGTTGCCTCTGCCTGAGGTAGAGTCAGAAGCAGCACCGCCACCGCCAACAATTACTGTTGCGGTTCCTGCGGTAAGGAATGCAGATGTATTTGATAAAAATCCTCCAGCGCCTCCACCAGCATTAAGTGCAGTTCCGCCACCGCCACCAATAACTAAAATTTCAGCAGTGCCAGCGGTTCCAACGGTAATAGAACCAGAGCCAGTAAACTTGTAAATAGTTTTTCCAGCACGGGATACTGAGTCAACAACAGGAGAACCAGTAGTACCTGTTACAGTTGCTTTAGGTACTCCACCTGCAGATACTGGAGAAAAAAGAGGACTCATTATTTAAAGCGCTCCTTATGCGTACTTAATAGGGCCTGCACCAAATACGGTGTAAGTTGGTGTTCCTGCTGTTTTAATAATTGTAAATGTATAAATATCAACGGATGATGCGTTTCCTGCAGAAGGTGCTGTGCCACCAGAATATTTAACTGTCTGAGCGTTTCCGTCAATTGTTAGGGCTGTCATATAATATGCAGTTGAACCTTGTGTTACTAAAAATGAGATTGTTAAAGAATCATTAGTTGCTAATTTTGAGGCCAAAGATGTTGAACCAGAACCACGAACATTTAATGTCCAGTTAGCAGAAGCGTTAGTTGTGTAATACAACACGCCTTGAGTATCAGCATCAAATTGTACTGTTCCAGTAGCAGCAGTTGCTGAGATAGTCGTACGCTCTTCAGGTGATACCAAAATTGTGTCTGTAATTGCGGCTGTCCATTTTACGCCTGATGCTTGAGCAGAGTCAGCAACGAGCATCGTGTTATTAGCGCCAACAGCAACATTGGTTACCGTGTTATCTGCAGTAGCAACAATTAAATCTCCCTTAGCATTAACTAAATTTTGGTCTACAGCATTAGCAATAACAAATTCAGAGAAGGTAAGTACCTCTACCACATCAGATTCTGCTAACGCAGTGAGTGATGCGATGCTTGTTCCATTAGTGGCTACATAATCTTGACCACGAACAAGAAGAACACCGTTTAAATAAACCTGTTCTTTTCCTGCTACATAAGCAAGTACAGAGCCGTTGGCATCTACGCCAGAGACAGATGTCTCAGAACCAGCAGCAACAAACCGATAACGAGTGAGTGTTGCTACCTGTGGATTGGCGGTTGAAATTGACATTAAACGCTCTCTTCCATTTTATGAACAGATAAATATTGATAAGCAGCGTACAACAACTCTGGGTCATCATTAAACTTACCAATGCTTTGATTGCAATCTTTGCAAAGCAATCCTCTAACTTTACCAGTTTCATGGTCATGGTCTACAGCAAGTGAAACAATGTTCCCTGTTCCATTTCTAAAAGTCTCTTCTTTTTTGCAAATAGCACATTTATTATCTTGATTTTCTAACATTGTTGTGTACTCATCAACTGTTAAACCAAAATTGTACTGTAGGTGTGCTTTACGATAACGTGCAAAACTTTCTTCTGGGTGTGTTGCATGCCATTTACGAACAGACTCTTTTCTTTTTTCAAGACGAATAGGGTCAGCGTTTATCCTATTTTTAGCAATAACAGTCCGACATTGCCTGCAACGACGTCCTGAAAATGACTCGATAGATTTGCTCTCATTACAAATAGAACAAATTTTTGTTGTCACATCAACAGAAGAAATCACGAAATTTCACTTCCATATGCATTAAATGAAAGGGTTGCGGTAGAGGCGTATACAGTAATTACATCTGTTGTCGCTAGAGTAACACCAAGAGTTAAGGCTGTTGTATCAGAGGCTGCAACTGTCGCTCCATAAACAACGTAATGCTGAGCAGCAATTGAAGCGCCTGCAGGACGGATTGCAATGCGGTATGTAGCCGCAGATGAAGCCTGATTGCAAATCGTAATAGTAGATACAACCGCAGATGTTGATGCAGGTGCTGTGTAGAGGGTTGTGTTAGTAGTGGCGGCAGGATTGCTCTGTCCCAATACTTTATAAACTGTAGGCATGTTACTCCTTCGAAGGGGATAAGCATAGGTTAGTTGGTACAAGAATACTATGTGGGCTAAAGTGTCCCCATGAATTTGGTGCAAAAATCGGTTTCTCAAGGGGGCAAATTAGCGCCCTTAATTCTACCCCATTCTCATACCTCTGGTATGGGCTTAATGAACCCATCAATTTTTGTTGATGATGATGGCGATATCTTAGTAAATATTCGTCATGTAAATTACACTCTTTATCATTCTGAAAAAGATCAACGATTTTTTAGCCCATGGGGACCACTCTCCTACTTACATCCTGAAAAAGACCAACGACTAGTTACGACCAACTACCTAGGCCGTCTTGACAAGGATTACAATCTAATCAATTTTACTAAGGTTGATTACTCTAGATTAGATGTTCCACCTATCTGGGAGTTTGTTGGCGAAGAGGATGTCCGCATCACTCAGTGGGATGGCAATTATTATTTAATTGGTGTCCGTCGTGATACAACACCTAATGGCCAAGGTCGCATGGAGTACTCCAAGATTGAGTTAGATAAAACTAGTTGGACAGCCACAGAGGTACAGCGAGTTCGTATCCCGCCTCCTATAGATGTTAACTCTTACTGTGAAAAGAATTGGATGCCGATTCTTGATAAACCTTATCACTTTGTTAAATGGGCTATGCCTACTGAGGTTGTTTGGGCTGATCCTGATAAGTCTGAATGTAAACAGGTACTGGTAAAAGAAACTCCGCCGATTTCTCCTGATCAACGTGGTGGTACAAACATAGTTGCTTGGGGTGATTATTACATTGCCTTTACTCATGAAGTTAGATTATGGAAAAATTATTTAAATCAAAAAGACTCTATCTATCGCCATCGAATGATCGTCTGGGATAAAGAGTTTAATTTTGTTGGAGTTACAAATCCATTTGCATTCTTAGATACTCCAATTGAATTCTGCGTTGGTGCTGCAGTTATAAAGAAAAATCTAGTACTAACATTTGGTGTTCAAGATAACTGCGCCTTTGTGCTTGAGGTCCCTAAGAAAGTTGTTAATGGAATGATTACGGAGGCTATGTCTTATGGACGTTAAAGAGTTTGCTTTACAACTGGCTGAGAATCCTTATGATGCCGAGACTAACTTTAATTTGGCTACTGCTTATGAAGATCAGTTGCAGTATGCATCTGCTGCAGGTTTTTATTTAAGAGCGGCAGAGCACGGCTACAAAACTCACCCATTAATTACCTATACATCCTTGTTAAAGATGGCTTTATGTTGGGGTGCTCAAGGAGATAGAAACCGCACTGTATACAACAACATCATGCAAGCAATTGCATACCTACCAAATAGACCAGAGGCTTACTTCCTAATGTCTAGAATTAAAGAACGAAACAAGGAGTATCAAGAGTGTTATACCTACGCTGAATTAGGTCTGTTATTTGCAACTACCACCTACCATCAGCCACTTCCAGGGTACGTTGAATATAACGGCTCATACTGCTTATTGTTTGAGAAGGCTGTTGCTGGTTGGTGGATTGGACGCAAAGATGAAAGCAAGATCCTATTCCAGCATCTCCTAGATGATCACAAGATGTCAGAGGATTATGTAAATGGATGTCTTAACAATCTGAAGTTGTTTAACTAATGTTTCCTAATTGGTTTAAAGATGTAGAGAAGTATTTCAGACATGTACCAAGTGTTCCACTTCGTGCACTGCAGATCGGCACTTACACAGGGGACGCTACGGATTGGCTAGTTAATAACCGAGAGATTGAATACCTGCATGATGTTGATACTTGGGAAGGTAGCGAAGAAATCGCCCATGAATCTCTGGACTTTTCTTCAGTAGAGGCTTACTACGACTCAAGATTTAAAGATAACAATAAGATATTAAAGTACAAGATGACTAGTGATGAGTTCTTTTTAAAGAGTACGGATACATATAACTTCATATACATCGACGGTGATCACACCGCACTACAGACCGCTATCGATGGCTTAAATGGCTTCAGGCACCTGGAACCAGGTGGGGTG